ATAAGTAACTATGTTGGCAAACAGGGGTACACGTTACCTGATGCATCGTTGGCGAATCTTGCTACACAAGCCTACAAATATGGTTGGAATACTGACGAAATTGGGCGTTATGTTGGTGCGGAAATTCTTAAAACTGGGGCAGCGGGCACAACAGCGACACCATCTGCGGCTATCACAGGCGGTATCGATGCGAGAAGTGTTCGTTCACTTGCCAACGATTACGGGCTGAAACTTTCTGAAAGCGATGTTAATGCTTACACCCAGGGTCTGATTGGTAAGACGATGACGCTTGAGCAGATTAAAGAGAACATGAGAATGGATGCAGAGAACTTGTATCCGTCTTTGGCTAAACAGTTAGCGGCTGGTCGAACTATCACGCAGGCTACAGCAACCTATAAGGCTCTTGCTGCCGCAACTTTGGGTGTTGACCCTGAGACAATAGATTTCTCTAACCCTAATAAATGGGGTAAATTGTTGTCTTATGTTGACCCGAACACTAATGAGGCGCGTTTGATGACTAACGCTGAGTGGAGTCGGTTTGTGCGTAGTCAACCAGAGTTCATGGAAACCGATGAGGCTAAGAGCCTGTTTCGTGATGCTGCTTCGATGATTGTTCGCGGGTTTGGAAAGGTGCGCGGCTAATGTCAATGACACCAGAAGACATACAAGCATTGTCTGAGGCTCGTGGTCGTCAGATAACTCCGCCTGCGCCTCAGACTTTAGACCCGAATCTTGTTTACGAAGCACGTGGATATTACGGCGACGAAACATATATCAACCAACTTGTAGCCAGTACTGGTATTGGCGCTGGCACTTTAGAACAACGCACCAATGCTTTAAATGTTCTTATTGAGCAAGGCAAAGCCCGCAACCTTGCTGAGCGTGGAGCAGAAGACGCTTTCCCAGGTGCTCCTGTTGTCAGTAGCAATACTGGCGGTAGTAATACTGGCGGTAGTAATCTTGCGACACCCACTTCTCTTACGGGTTCAGCAGCAAACGAACTTAAAGCAATTCTTCGACGTTACGGTCTTGAAGGGTTGTTTGACCCTTTAGCCGCCGCTTTGATAGGCGACCCATCTTTGATTAAGAACACGGACGCATTGTTTGGTTCAATTCGTGAAACACCACAATATCAAGCAAGGTTTAAAGGCAACATTGAGCGTGCTAAAAAGAATTTGCCGTTGCTATCTGAAGCAGAGTATGTCAGCCAAGAGCAATCGTATTTGGCGGTGAATAAAAATCTTGGTTTGCCTCGCGGGTTTTATGACACGCAAAACGATTTTGCTAATTTCATAGCGAACGATGTGTCGCCTGTCGAGTACAGTAACCGCATCCAGCAAGCGTATAACGTTGTTAAGAACTCTGACCCAGAAGTATTAAACCAACTAAAAATGTTCATCCCAGAACTACAAGACGCAGACCTCGCAGCCTACATTCTGGACCCATCACGTTCTGGTCAGGAAATCGAACGCAAAGCACGAGCCGCAACCATCGCAGCCGCAGGCAAAACATCAGGCGGAATGCAACTAACAGCCCAACAAGCAGAATCCCTTGCGCTACAAGGCGTATCCACCCAAGCAGCCCAACAAGGGTTCGCTCAAATTGGGCAAACAGCAGGGCTATTCAGACCGCTACAAGGTGAAGAAACAATCACCCAAGAAGACATCCTTGCTGGAACTTTCACAAACGAACAAGCAGCACAGCAACGTATCGCCCGACGCCGACGCCGACGCCAAGCAGCATTCGAAACGGGTGGCACACTTAATCTACAAACAATCGAATGACCAAATAGTTGACAACACCATAAACGTGCACTATTATTTGACGTGATACGTTAAGTAGGAACCTGCACAGGAATCCCCCAGTCTGTGTGGAGCAATTCGGGGTGACAAATCAATAGCAGCCATCACATACCTCTGATGTGATGTGGGCAGAAACGGAGAGTGCCATATGTCAGAGTTTGACAACTACGACAGCGAAGACCAGATAGAAGAATCCGAAACCCGAAACCCAGTTAGGGCAAGGATGAAGCAACTGGAAAAGGAAACCGCAGAACTGCGAAAGCAAGTAGCGGAAGCCGAAACAGCGAAACGAGAATTAGCATTTGTTAAAGCAGGCATCGACCCGCTTCAACCAATGACAAAATATTTCGTTAAAGCATACGACGGCGACCTTAACCCAGACGCAATTCGTCAGGCTGCTGTAGAGGCGCAATTGATTAGTCCCCCAGATTCCGTACCAACGGCAAGCGAAGCACAGGCTTGGCAACGAACCGCAAAAATTGCGGCAGGTAGCCAAACAGCAGAGCCGCCAGTTGATTGGGCTCGAAGGTTAAACGAAGCAACTTCGCCACGAGAAGTAGAACAAATTTTGTCTGAGGCACGGGCAGCACAACAACAGTAATATCCCCCTCAAAACAAAAGGAATAAATAATCATGGCAGGCGAAACCCAACTCTCGTCTCTGTCAGTTGACCAGGTAGCGTTTGACCGTCTTGCGTACTTCGCATTGCGTTCAGAACTCCTCTTCGACCAGGCAGCAGACGTACAACCAGTACAACAGGCAATGCCTGGAACTGGTGTCACATTCACCATCTTCGCAGACATCTCGGCAGCAACGTCGACATTGAACGAAGTAACTGACGTAACCCCAGTAGCACTTTCAGACAGCCAGGTAACTGTAACTCTGAACGAATACGGCAACGCAGTAGTAACCACAGCGAAACTCCGTGGCACAGCATTCTTGGATGTTGACTCGGCAGCAGCGAACATCATCGGCTACAACGCTGGTGACTCAATGGACCAAGTTGTCCGTGATGTTCTCGCCGCAGGAACCAACGTTATTTATGCAACAGGTGGTTCAACAACACCAACAAGCCGCGAGTCAATCCAGACAGATGACATCCTTCACGCAGACGATGTACGCAAAGTTGTTGCACAACTTCGTGGCGCAAACGTCGCAACGTTCGAAGGTTCATACATGGGTTTCATTCACCCAGACGTGTCGTACGACTTCCGTTCAAATACCGACGCATCAGCATGGCGCACACCAGCGAACTACGTAAACCCAGAAGGTATCTACAACGGTGAAATCGGCAAGTTCGAGTCGGTACGTTTCATCGAAACACCACGAGCCAAAGTGTTTACGAACGCTTCGAACGGAACCAGTTCAACTGGAACCATCGACGCCTATTGCACACACGTAATGGGTCGTCAGGCGCTCGCTAAGGCGTACAGCATTCAGGACGGCAACGGTGCGAACCCGAAGATTGTCCGTGGCAACGTCACAGACATCTTGATGCGTTTGCAACCACTCGGTTGGTACTGGCTTGGTGGCTACGGTCGCTTCCGCGAGGCTTCGCTTCGTCGAATCGAATCGGCTTCAAGCATCGGTGACAACGCCGCTTAATCAATTTTAATAATTGATTAACAAGTAGTAGAGTCCCCCACCGCAAGGTGGGGGCTTTGCTATACTTCTGGTAACGAAAGGTTTCTATGTCCATTTCTAACTACGCCGAAAACAAAATTCTTGACCATCTCACAGGCGAAGCCGCTTGGACTATGCCAACAACTGTGTATGTCAAGTTGCACACAGGCGACCCAGGCGAGGCTGCAACATCGAACGCAGCAACAGAAACAACACGCAAATCCGCATCATGGGCTGCCGCTTCCTCAGGTTCTATCGCCACCGACGCAACCCTTGAATGGACGAACGTTGCGGCAACAGAAACAATTACGCATTGGTCTTTGTGGGATAATTCAACTGCGGGTAACGCTTTGTGGACTGGTGCTTTGTCGTCGTCTGCTGCTGTGACCGCTGGCGATACTTTCCAAATCACCACATTAACCCTGTCCTTAGATTAAACATAGGGGATAACCCCTTATGACTACAGCAGTTACAGGTTTTAAAGAACCGTTTGTTGACACACGCCCGTTTTATCGAGGAACATACTTTCAGGTAGTACAACGCACAGCAACAGGAACGGGGATAGGTACAGACTCTGCGGTGCATGGCGCATCGCAAACACGTTTAGGTCAACTAACCGATTTTAGTTTCCCGTATCTTACTGGCGGACGTTTCTATCTTGGTGTTCGTGCAGTTCTTACTGTTACCGCTACAGCATCAGGTTTAGGTACTGCTTCTTCTTCAGCGAATGTTTTACGTCAACGAACAGCAACGGGTAGTGGTACTGGTAGCCAAACCGCAACAGCAATACTTGTCGCTGTTCGTACCGCCACAGGTTCAGGCGTTGGGACGTTTGATTCAACAGGTTTGCATATCGCACCACGAACCGCCACGGGTTCAGGCACGGGCACAGCAACAGTTGTTGGGGCGCTCATTCCTGTTCGTTCTGCGACAGGTTCAGGTGTCGGGTCGGGTACTGCCGTCGATTTGGTTATCAATATTCGTACCGCAACGGGTTCAGGTGTCGGGTCAGGCACAGGTAACTGGCTACTGGTATCTATCCGCACAGCAACAGGCGCAGGCACAGGTACACAAACAGGTGTTGGGGCACGTATTAATCAACGCACAGCCACAGGTTCAGGCACAGGA